ACCTCGCGCGAGTGGTCGGGGGTTTTTGGGGTGGGGGGTTAGATCGTGGGCGCGCGCGGGCCGAAGCCGCTGCCGGCAAACGTGCATGTGCTGCGCGGAAACCCGTCTAAGCTGCCGGCATCGCGGCTGCTGGATGGGGTTCATCCGCCGGTGGAGATTCCGTCCTGCCCTGGGCATCTGCAGGATGAGGCGAAAAGGGAATGGCGACGCGTCGCGGCTGAGCTGCGGTCGCTCGGGCTGATCAGCAAGATCGATCGGGCGGCGCTGTCGGCGTACTGCGCGGCATGGGCTGAGATGGTACAGGCGGAGCGGAAGATCGCCGAGCTGAACGCGGCCGATCCGGAGTCTCTGCCAGGCTGCGTGCTGACGACGAGCACCGGATACCAGCAGCTCAGCGCATGGGTGATCCTGCGCAACAAAGCTTCCGAGCGGATGAGGCGGTTCGCTGATGAATTCGGGATGTCTCCCTATTCTCGTTCGCGCGTGACGGCCAGCGAGAACGATGGCCAGATGCAACTCCCAGGCATTGACGACGGCAAGCAATCCGGGTGGGGTGCGATCTGATGCAGCGCGGACCTGGAGACTACCTGCAGATCGCCCGCGACTATGCGGAGAACGTCCTGGCAAGGATTGTTCCGGCATGCGTCTGGACCAAGGCCGCATGCCGTCGCCAGCTAGACGACCTCGACGCAGAGCAGCGCGATCACTGGTTCCCGTTTCGGTTCGATGCGGCCAAGGCGGAGCACGTCTGCCGCTTCATCGAGCTGCTTCCGCACATCAAGGGTGAGTGGGCCGGCAGGCCGCTGATGCTCGAGCCGTGGCAGGTATTCATCCTGACGACCGTCTTCGGATGGGTTCGCACCGACACCGGACGCCGGCGATTCCGCACCGTGTACATCGAGGTCCCGCGCAAGAACGCGAAGAGCACGCTCTCCGGCGGCGTCGCTCTGTACATGCTGACAGCCGACGGCGAGCCTGGTGCCGAGGTCTATTCAGCCGCCACCACGCGCGACCAGGCGAAGATCGTCTTCGAGGATGGCCGGCAGATGGCGATGCGCGAGCCGCAGTTCCGGCAGCGCTTCGGCGTCAAGGTGCTCACGCACAGTCTGTACGAAGTGCTCAATGGCGGAAGATTCCAGCCGCTCAGCGCCGAAGGATCGACGCTGGACGGACTCAACATTCATTTCGCGGTCGTCGATGAGCTGCACGCGCACCGCACGCGCGCCGTCTTCGACGTCCTTGAAACCGCAACGGGCGCGCGCACGCAGTCGATGATCTGGTCGATCACCACCGCCGGCAGCGACCGCGCAGGCATCTGCTACGAGCAGCGCACCTACCTGACAGGCATCCTCAATGCCACGCTGCGTCGTCACGATGGTCTCGGCTACCCGGTTCGCGGAAGCGCGCATGAAGACGACTCGTACTTCGGCATCGTCTACACGATCGACGAATCAGACGAATGGGCCGACGAATCCTGCTGGCCGAAGGCCAATCCCAACTACGGCGTCTCCGTCTATCCAGACGACATCCGCAGGCTCGCCGACAAGGCCGTGAAGACCGCCTCGGCCCGCCCGAACTTCCTGACCAAACGCCTCAACGTCTGGGTGAACGCCGCGACAGCCTGGATGGACATGCGCGCGTGGGACGCCTGCGCCGATGCCGATTTGTCGCTAGAGGAAATGGCCGGCTGCCGCTGCGTCATGTCGCTCGACCTAGCCAGCAAGATCGACGTTGCCGCCAAGGTAAAGCTGTTCGAGCGCGGATCCGGAAACGGCGCGCACTACTACGCATTCGCCGACTTCTACATTCCGGAATCCGCGGCCAGCGACGACGCCAACAGCCAATACGCCGGCTGGGTCGAAGACGGCTGGATGACCGCGACATCAGGCAACGTCATCGACTTCCAGCGCATCGAAGACGACATCCGCTCCGACCTCGCTCAGCACGAAATCAGCGAAATCGCCTACGACCCATGGCAGGCCACGCAGCTCGCCACCACGCTTTACGGTGAAGGCGCGCCGATGGTCGAACTGCGGCAGAACGTGCAAAACCTCAGCGAGCCGATGAAGATCCTCGAGGCGCTGGTACTCGCCAAGCGCATGCACCACAACGGCAACCCCGTACTGACCTGGATGCTGGCGAACGTCGTTGCCTTGCGTGATGCCAAGGACAACATCTATCCGCGCCGGGAGACGGACGCCAAGAAGATCGACGGCGCAGTCGCTTTGATCGGCGCCCTATCGCGCATGATTGTCCGCGTCGCACCGCCCGTCGAACCGCCGCGGATCGAGTTCTGGTGATGCGCTTTCCAGTACTCGAACGCGTCAAGTCCTTCTTCACCACCGGCGAAAGCAAGAGCGCCATCACCCGGGCAGACCTTCTGCTTGATCTTCTCGGAGCGGCCAGCTCGAAGGCCGGCGTCGCCGTCACCTGGGAAACGGCACTGCAGGCCGCGAGCGCCCTGGCCTGCGCGCGCGTCATCGCCGAAGGCATCGCGCAAGTTCCGCTGAAACTCTACCGCCGCCGTGCCGACGGCGGTGCAGATGCAGCAGTCGAGCACCCGCTGTACCCAGTCTTGCACGACAGCGTCGCTCCCGGCATCACCTCCTACGAGTGGCGCGAGACCGCTGGCCTGCACTTGGCTCTGATGAACCGATCGTACTGCCTGATCCGGCGGTCTGACGCCATTGGCCGCATTCCGGCGAAAATCGAACTGCAGCCGCTCGAACCGCAGCAAGTCAGCGCAACGCGACACGACGACTGGTCGATCACCTACGACGTCTCCGACGCAAACGGGAACATCAAAACGTACCCGGCATCACGGATCCTGCACCTCAAGGGACCGAGCTGGACCAGCATCGACGGCCTGGACGGTATCCGCCTGGCGCGCGAAGCGATCGGCCTCGCGCTCGCCACAGAAGAGCACGGAGCGCGGCAGTTCAGCAATGGAGCAATTCTGGGAGGAATCCTCTCCACGGACGCCATTCTGACTCCGGATCAATCCGACTCGCTGCGCAAATCGTGGGAAGCATCACAGATGGGCCTCAAGAATGCCTACCGAACGGCAGTTTTGTGGGGCGGCATGAAATGGACCCCGCGCGCCCAGCAGAACGACCAGGCGCAGTGGATCGAGGTGCGCCGCTTCCAGGTCGCAGAGGTATGTCGCTTTTTTCGCGTGCTGCCCATCATGATCGGAGAGGCTGACCGAACCGCCACTTACGCCAGCTCGGAGCAGATGTTTCTGGCGCATGTCGTCCATACCCTCGGGCCGTGGTTCGCGCGCATCGAACAGCGTCTCAACCTGCAGCTGCTCACCGCTGCCGAGCGCGCCCAAGGATACTTCTGCCGCTTCACCGTCGCCGGTCTCCTGCGCGGTTCGCACAAGGATCGCGCCGAGTTCTATCGCACCCTCTACGGCATCGGTGCGCTCGCGCCGAACGAAATCCGCAGCTACGAAGACCTCAACCCATACGCCGGCGGCAACAAGTACCGCGTCCCGATGAACATGACCGATCCAGCAACAGAAGACGAAGACGCAGAAGACGAAGACTCGGACGACACGGAAGACGCCGATTCAGAGGAGACAACGAAGTGAACAAACAGCAATTCATCTGCCGGCTCGGAGAGCTGAAGTTCGACGCATTGCCGGACGATTCCGCACAGCAGGCCCGCACCTTCAGCGGCTACGGCGCCGCGTTCAACAACATCGACGCCTATGGCGACGTGATCGTACCGGGCGCCTTCGCCGACTTCCTCGCAGACGCAAAGTCGGGCCGGCAGCCGTGGCCGTCGATGCTCAGCCAGCACGGCGGCATGGGAGTCACCGCAGATGACATGACACCGGTTGGCGTGTGGCAAGACCTTTCCGAAGACGGGGCCGGCCTGCGCGTTACCGGCCAGCTCGCCGAGACCCCGCGCGGAATCGAGATCGACACCCTCATGCGCATGACCCCGAGGCCGGCGATCGATGGGCTTTCCATCGGCTACGTCGCCAAGAAGTACGAGCCGCGCAGCAAGCCGGAAGACCCGCGGCGCCGGCTGACGCAGATCGACCTCATCGAGATTTCGCCGGTCACGTTTCCGGCCAACCGCAATGCCCGCATTTCCGCACTCAAGAGCTTGCAGGAAATCGACACCATCACCGAAATCGAAGACCTCCTGCGCGACGCTGGCGGCTTCAGCCGTTCGGAAGCCAAGGGCATCATCGCCCGCATCAGGCGTACCGATCTGCGTGAGGCAGATCACCACCTGCAGCGCATGCATGCCGCCACGCAGCGAATCATCACTTCATTTTCAACCTTGAAAGGACACGCATCATGAAGCACACCCGTCTTGCCATCGTCGGCGTATTCGCCGCCCTGCTGGCCGGCGCAGCCTGGGCCGGTATCCCCATCGCTCCGGGTTTCGGACTCGAGCAGACTGCATTCGCCCTGCTCGCCATCTCCTCGCTCTGCGAAATGGACGTCAAGGGCATGGCCGACATGCTCGAGAAGCAGGCCAAGGCCTGGGAAGAATTCAAGTCGGCGAATGACACCAGGCTGGAGGAGATCGAGAAGCGCGGCCATGCCAGTGACGACAGCCTCGCCAAGATCGCCGCCATCAATGCCGACATCGACAAGCTCGGCCGCACCGTTCAGGACATGCAGCTTGCCGCGCAACGCACCGGAGGCGCCGCCTCAGCCGGCGGTGGCGTCCCGGAAGAGCAGAAGCAGGCGTTCGCGCACTTCCTGCGATCCGGAGATGACCGCAAGTACAAGTCGATCCTGCACGAGCGCAAAGCGGCCATGAACAGCACCGACGACGTCAACGGCGGCGTGCTCGTCCTGCCCGAACTGGCCGCCGAGATCGACCGCATCGCGATGACCGAAAGCGCGCTGTTCCGTCTGTCGCTGGTTCGCAATACCGCCAATCGCTCGGTGCTCAAGCGCGTCAAGACGTCCGGCATGGCCGTTGCGTGGCCCGGTGAAGGTGGCACAGCCGGCGAAAGCACCGAGCCCAAGTTCAGCCAGATCGAAGTCGTCGCCTATCCGGCCGAAGTCGAGCCGTGGGTTTTCAACGAGACCCTCGAAGACTCCGACATCGATCTCGTCGCCGATCTCACCTACGAAGCAGGCACCGCCTTCGCCGAAGGCATCGGCTCGGCCGTCATCTCGGGCAACGGCATTGCCAAGCCGCGCGGCATCACCACCTACACCACCGTCGCCAACGCGAGCTACACGTGGGGCAACATCGGCTACATCGCCAGCGGCAAGAGCGCGGCTTTCGCA